ACTACAGAATTTGATCAAATTGATTCTGGTAACATATGGAAAGATGAAGTTGAAATGAGATTTAAACTAGAAACGTTTAGATCTTTTATGAAAAAAATGGGTTATAATTGGAATGAAAAAGAATGCACCAGATTCTTAGAACAAGGTAAAGCACTTCCTAAAGCTAAGTTTAAAGGAATTCAAACTAGACATTGGGTTGTGACTCTACCAAAACAAATGGAACATAAAAATAAAGATGTCAAATTTACTAAAGCAAAAGCTGCGTGGGAAGACAATTAAAATATTTGGTCCTCCTGGTACAGGTAAAACAGAAAATTTACTCAAAAGGGTTAAGAGGTACCTTGAGAAAGGTTACTCTCCAGACGAAATTTGTTATGTATCATTTACTAACAAAGCTGTTAACGAATGTGTTTCAAGAGTTCGACAAAAGTTTAAAGGCTATGATGAAGATGCTTTCTCATATTTTAGAACACTACATTCTTTGGCCAGACAACAGTTTGCTGAAATTCCCGTACTAGATCCTAAAGCTGACATGCTGATGTTTCATACACAATATGGCACTGTCAAGGTAGGCTACAAAGATACTTGGGATGATCAAAAAGTATATAATAATTGGTCGCTTCAAATATATGACAGGGCAAGAAACATGAAAGTAGATCCTGTAGGACTGTATAAAAGGCAAACAAGAAAGTCTGTTAGGTTACAACAATTCAAATCAATTATTGCAGGTTACGAAGAATTTAAAACAATGGAATTAGAAAACGGGCACCGGGCACCGGATAGGTTAGATTTTACAGATATGGTGCAAAAGTTTATTGATGATGGCCTTGTGGTACCTTTTAAGGTTTTAATGGTAGATGAAGCTCAAGATTTAACCCCTTTGCAGTGGGATATGGTTGTTAAAATGGCTGAAGCTGTTGAAAGAGTTTACATTGCAGGAGATGATGACCAAGCAATCTATGAATGGAACGGTGCAGATGTTGACCTATTTCAAAACTTTCCAGGTAAAACTTTAGTGTTAAAAAAGTCAGTTAGATTAAATAAAAACATACATTTCTTCTCCAAATGTTTACTAAATAGTATGGGAGACAAAAGAGTTCAGAAGGAATTTCACTCTAATGGTAAGGAAGGTCATGTATATAGGTGGGGTGGTTTAAAAAAAGTGCCTTGGGACATGGATGGTAATTGGATGGTGTTGGCTAGAATTAATGATGTAAAAAGAGAGCTACAGCAGGAGGCAAAGAATCTTGGATTATATTATCAAGATCAAAAAAATAATAAATCTTTTGACCCTAATCAGTTTTCTGCGATTAATTATTGGGAAAAAATTTGCGAGGGTGGCAGCATAACTAGAGAGGAAGCTGTAACAATGTATGAGTATTTATTAAACATAGATCACGGATACCGGTCACAGGACAGTAAAAAATGGAGTTTTGCCCATCCGAATCAAGTGTTTACATTTGATGAATTACATTTAAGGTGTGGTATGCGTGACGAAAAAGGTTTATGGAATCAGGTGTTTAAGAGAAAATTTAAGGATAAAGATAAACAATATTTTAAAAAATTAATG